CGCGACGCGCATCGTCCATTCGTCGCGCGTAATGGTGTCCTCCCAGCCCTCGACGATCGGCGTCCAGGGATCGAACGGCGAGGCCGGCGGCATCGAGACGAGCTCGACCGGGTGGCCGATCCGGAGCTCGAGCGGCCGGACGAGCGGCGCCTCGGGAATGTTCCAGCGGGAGAAGGCGCCGCGGCCGAGCGCCTCGGCCGCGCGCCGGTTCGCGTCGGCGACGCTGGTAAACGTCGTGTCGATCGTGCGCGGCCGGTCGTCGTAGTGGTCGATCGAGGCCTCGTCGCGGATCGTCACTGATTCGGACTGGTCGCCGGTGTAGCGCACGGTGACGATGTTCGCCGAGGGGAGCAGCTGCTCCCATACGGGCGCGTAGGCGACGTCTGCCGGCGAGAGCCGAACGGCGCCTTCGAGCGTGCGCGAGCCGATCGCCTGGACGAGTATCCGGCCGTCCATCCGATCGGTGACGGCGGCGCCGACCATCGGCGCCAGGCACGTGAGGTAGTCGCCGAGCGTTGTCGTACCGGCGGTCGCCGGGTCGCGCGGCGCGAGCTCGGGGTCGAACGTCGGATCGGGGTAGAGCTCGAGCACGTCGAGCGCGTCGGGATCAGACGAGCGGAAAAGGCGGGCGTCGTCGACATAGAACGTTCCCGGCGTGTTTCCGCGAAACAGCGGATAGACGAGCGAGTGGACGTCGGTCACGCCGGCGGCCTCTATGTAAGTCCAGCGTCCGGCCGGGACGTCGTAGGCGCTATTGATCGCGCCGTAATCGACAAAGTCGGAGATACTCATTTGGACTTGGATCGCGGCCGGACTGTAAATCCAGGCGGACATTTTGTAGCCGGTATTAGCGGCGAGTTGGGCGCCGTAAGCGAAGTAGGCGCCGTCGCCGGCCGCCGGCGCCGCGATGCGGAGCGATTGCGCGCCGGAACGTTTCACGTCGGTCGCGATCGTCGGGATGCCTGTACCGAGCGGCGCGTAGTTGACGGAGGTCGCTTCCATTCCAGGGTCGGGGTAGAGGTTCGCGGGCACGAGGCCGGCCTCGTCAAAGATGCGCTCGACGCGGGCCGACCACGGTTCGGCCGGCCAGGGCACGGCGCCGACGATGTACTGGCGAAGGGTCGCGTACCGGCCGACGGCGACGACGGTGAGCTCGTCGACGTCGAGCGCGGCGTCGGTCACTTTCCCGGTGAAGCGCGGCACGCTCGGGCCGGCGCCGTCGCGGACGGTGACGGCGAGCGTCGAGCCGACGCGGAAGGCTCGAGCGAAGCCGGGCGCGACGTCGCGAATCGTCAGCTGGCACGAGGTAGCGGTCGGCTCGTCGAGCAGCTGCTCGCGGCCGTGGTGAATCGTGACGTCGGCGAGAACCTCGTCGAGCGGGATCGAGACGCCGTCGAGGACGATCGAATCCGGCCAGAGGCTCAAACGAGGCGCCCTTGCCGGCGGTCATGGTTGACGAGGACGCGGCGGATCGCTCGAGCGGTCCCCTCGACGTCGACGGCGCCGTAGACGTTGACGGTGAGGCCGCCGGCGGCGGCCGCGGCCGGAGCTCCGGCTCGAGCTCGAGGGTTCGGGCCCGGGACGGCCGGCGGCGGGAGCCCGAACGGGTTCGGGACGTGCGGGAGGTTGATCGACGGGACGTGTATCCGGCCGAGCCAGCTAATGAGATTCTGCACGGCCGCGATCGCGCCATTGACGGCGCCGGCGATCGCGTCGAAGGCCGAGGCGATCGCCTGCACGCCGGAGGCGACGCCGGCGAAAGCAAACTTGCCGACGTTCCAGGCGCCGACGACGAAGTCCCAGGCGGTCGAGGCGGCCGCCTTGATCGCGTCGAAGTTGGACGCCACGAGCGCGATCGCGGCGCCGACCGGGCCGAGCGCGAACAGGGCAACTTTCCAGTGCGCGACGATCCAGTCGAAGGCGACGCGGGCGGCGTCCATCGCGGCGGCGAAGGCCTTGCCGAGCGCGTCGACCGCGACCTTGACGACGCCGAGCGCCGCCTTGACGACGTCGCGGAACGTCTCGGATTTGAGGTAGGCGGCGACGAGGCCGGCGGCGAGCAGCGCGAGCGCGGCGATAACGAGCCCGATCGGGTTCGCGGTCAGCGCGGCGTTGAGTAGCCATTGGACGGCCGTCCATGCGACGGTCGCCGCCTTGACGATGATCTGCGCGGCCTCGTATGCCTTGAGCGCGACGTTCGCGGCGAGGATGCCGCCGGCGAGCAGCGCGACGACGCCGACCAAAATCTTGATCGCGGTCGTATTCTCTTGAGCAAACGCGGCGACCTTCATCAGCCAGGGGACGAGCGCCTGGACGATCGGGAGCAGCGAGTAGCCGAGCGATTCGTAGAGCTCGGAGGTCGCGACGTTGAAGCGCTTCATTTGGCCGGCCGCGGTGTTCGCGGATTCGGAGGCGGCGCCGCCGGTCGTTTTCGCGAGCTCGCCGAGGATCGTGTCGAAGTCTTTCGATTTGCGGGCGCCCTCGTCGAGCCCGGGGACGAGCTTCGCCATCGCGGCGGTCTGTCCCTGGTAGCCCTTCGCGAGCGCCGTCGAGACGACGTCGACGTCCTTCCCGGTCGCCGCCGAAATGTCGAGCGCGACGTTCATCAGCTCTTGCGATTTCTTGACGTCGCCGGTCGCGGTCGCGAGTTTCTCGAGCGCCGGCCGGAGCTTGTCGTCGGCGACGCCGGTCGCGAGCGAGGTCTTGCTAATCCAGTCCTCCATGCCGGCGATCGCGGCGTCGCCGGCGCCGGTCACGCGCCGGAGCGTGTCGGCGAGATGCTCGGTACCGGCGGCGTCCTCCATCGCCGCTTTGGCGGCGCCGACCGCGGCTATCCCGATCGCGCCGAGCGCGGCCGCCGCGGGCACGGCCGCCTTTTTCAGTCCGGCCGACATTTTTTCGCTCGTCGTCATGGTGTCGCCGAGCGAGCTGTTCACGTTGCTAAGGCCGCGGATCGCGGCCGCGGTGTCGGCGCCGACCGTTATCAGGATGTTGCCGGGCCCGGCCACTAGGCGAGCCCGTAGCGGTGCATCGTCTCGAACACGGCGCGCCGGTAGATCGTGACGGCGCTCGAGCCCTCGAAGCGCTTCGCGGTCGGCGCGATCCAGTAGCCGGCGCCGCTCGAGGCGGCGGCGAAGTTATGGCCGCCGTGCTCGGAGCCCCACACGAGGACGGCCGCAGGCGCGCCGCGCCGGCCGACGCGCTTCGAGCCGCCGATTCGGACGGTCGGGAGCCGGTCGCTCTTGACCGTGATCGAGCTCGCGACGCGGGCGGCGACCGGGACGCCCGACCGGCCGGCGGCGCCGCGGAGCTCGACGGCGAAGGCGGCCGCGGCCTCGGCGCCGGCGGCGCGGAGCTCGGCGTTCGCCTCGCGCCGGAGGTCGGCCTCGAGCCCCTGGAAGGCGCGCAACGTCTCGACGAGGCCGTCCACGTCGACCGTCGGGTTCACCTCGAGCTCACCTCGGCGGCGACGTCGATGATTGTCGCGAGCATCGTCGGTTCGAGCTCGAGCAGCTCGGCCGGCGGACAGCGGAGCAGGATCGCGAGCGAGGCAATCATTCGGCCGAATCCGCCGGCGGGGTAGGGGGGAGCTCGACCGTCTCGAGCGTGACGCCGTACACCTCGGCGCGCCACGTCTCGAAGCCTTCGCGGCCGCCGATCGCCTGGTAGGCGACGAACAGGCTCATCAGGACGGCCGGCGCCTCGTCGCCTTTGTGCGGGACGCCGTTGCGGATCGCGTAGAGCTCCCAGTCGGCGAGCAGCGCCGGCCCGCCCTCGAACGATTCGGGCTCGCGCCCGTTTTTGTACGTGATCGTGCCGCGGAAGCCGACGAGGCCGGCCGCCGGCGTCCCGGCGGCCGAGTTCACTTCCGAGCCCTCGAGCTCGAGCCCTCGAGGTCGAGCGCGGTCGCGGTGCCCGGCGTGCGGGTCGGCTTACCCTCGACCGCGAAGGAAAAGTCCGCGGTGATCTGGACGCCGGCGTCGCCGCCGATCGGGATTGACCAGACGCGACACGTCCCGGCCCACTTCGTGCCGTCGGCCGTGACCGGGACGAGCTCGAACGGATGGACGGAGCCGGCGTTATCGAAACACCAATTCACGAATCCGGTATCGAGCTGGAAGTCTTGAATCGCCGAGCCCTCGAGCGCCCACGATTCCTTTTCCTCGGGGAGCGGGTCGGGCACGGCCAGGGTCGGCGTGCCGTCGGTCGAGTCGACGGTCGGGGTGAGGACGACGTTCGCGATCTGTGCGCCGTAGTCGACGGTGCCCAGTTTGAGCGTGCCGACGCCGAGGCGGGAATCGGTGAACAGTGACGCGGACATAGCTAGGCACCTCCGGTTGATTCGGGAACGGTCACGGTCACGTCGAGCTCGACCGCCGGGAGCGGCTCGGCGTTCGGGCCGCCGCGCCAGGACGACGGGCGATAGGCGAGCGTGCGGACGGCGAGCGCGACGTCGTCGGCGAGCGCGTAGAGCCGGTCGACGACGTGAGGCATCGAGACGGGATCGCCGGAGACGACGAGCACCGGGACGGTGAACACACGAGCGGCGACGGTCGCCCGGGCGAGCGAAGGCAGGCCGACGAGGACGCCGATCGGTTGCGGGAAGAAAGCGCCGGCGTCGAGCGCGGCGTCGATGCCGGCGTCGGCGAGTAGCTGCGCGATCGCCGACCGGGCTCGGTTCGCCGGCGCGGTCGCGAGCGCGAGCTCGGTAAGCGTGGTCACGCGACCACCGGGCGGCGCCAGCCG